TTTTGATTCAGGAGTTGCTAATGCTGACTTCTATGCAAGTGGTAATTATTTATTTGCAGATGTAATTGATATTGGGGCTAAACATACTGCTAGAATTACAGCATCATTAACTCAAACAGCAGATAACCCTGATGATCTATTTGATAATAGAACTGGATTATTTGACACAGCTTCCTCTAACTTTGATGGAGATGTTGGTTCAAATTGTAATGCTCATATTGAGATTGCAACTTCAGATGATAATATTACTTATACTGCGTTCCAAAACTTTGTAATAGGAAACTATACAGCTAGGTATTTTAAATTTAGAGTAGTTTTAATTTCAAGAGATTTAGCATCAACTCCAGTAGTTTCACAAGTTACAGTTACAATAGATATGGAAGATAGAATATTTAGTGGCAACGATATTACTTCTGGTGCTGGAACTTATACAGTAACATTTACAAACCCATATAAATCTGTTAATTATGCTGTTGGAATAACTGGCGAAAATATGGCTACTGGAGATTATTTCACAGTAGCAAATAAAACAATTAATGGATTTGATGTTTCATTTTTCAACAGTTCAGATACAGCAGTTTCAAGAACTTTTGATTATATTGCAAAAGGATATTAAAAGGAGTATAAGAACTTATGGCACAACACGACTATAATATAGCAAACCAATCTTTCCCTAGCTTTAGAACTGATCTAAATAATGTTCTATCTGCTATTAATACTTCTAATTCAGGAACATCAAGACCTAGTGGTGCTGTTGCTGGTACGATTTGGTTAGACACAACATCTGCAACTACTCCAACTTTAAAATTTTATGATGGTGCTGATGACATATCTTTAGCAACAATAGATTACACAGCTAACACAGTTAATTGGTTAGATAGTTCAGTTTCATTTGATATAGTTTCAGATACTACTCCACAATTAGGTGGAGATTTAGATGTTAATGGAAATGCTTTTGTATCAACATCAAATGGCAATATAACATTTACACCTAATGGCACAGGAAAAATCGTATTTAATGATTTAGCATATTATCCTGAAGCTAGTTTAACTTCTTCATCAAATGCAGTAGCTTGGGATAGTCAAGCATCTCCAAACGCAAAACACGTTACAACAGAAAACACAACTTTCTCTGCACCAAGTAATGCAACAACTGGTTCTTTTATAAGTTTAAATATTCAATATGGTGGTTCACACACAATCGCTTTCAATACAGTTTTTGAATTTGCTGGAAGTACAGCACCAACTTTTACATCTGTTTCTGGTCAAGTCGATCATTTAGTTTTTAGATACAATGGTACAGTTTGGCAAGAGATGGGTAGAACTTTAAATATGTCAGCAACATAAGGATAAACAATGTACGCAGTAGTCGAAAATAATAACATAACTCAATTTATAAATTACCCTAAATCTATTGTTATAGGAGAAGTTAGATACCCAGCTAAAATATTCACAATGTGGTCGCAAGCTGAAAAAGAAGCTATTGGAATTTATGAAGTTATAACTGATTCAACTAATTACAAAGACCCAGCATATTATATTAACACTAACGAACAATATAACTTTGCAAATGGTCAAGTTACTAAATCTTGGGGAACTGCAACACCTAAAAGATTAGAAGATGAAAACGCAGTAGATGAAAATGGCGACCCTGTATTACAAGATGGAGTTCAAGTAATTAACTATGGTTTAAAAACTGAAAAGAAAAAAATAGTTAAACAACAAGCATCAGGATTACTTGCACCTACTGATTGGTATATTACAAAAGCAACTGAAGTAGCTGACTATGATGTACCAGCAAACATATTATCTTTTAGAGCAGATGTTAGAACTAAATCTAATGAAATGGAAACTATGATTAATAACTGCACAACAGTTGATGAACTAAAAGCATTATATGAATACACTAATACAGGAACAGAAGCTAATCCTGTATTTACAAGACCTTTACCTGAATTTCCAACTGAGGTAATATAATGCCTTTAATAATTCCAGCTAACTCAATAACTGGTGGATATGAAGTAGATAACTCATTAAGATTTGATGATGGGAGTTCTGATAATTTAAGTAAAACATTTTCTACAACTGGTACAAGTTCTTATAAAGCTACAATTTCATTATGGTTAAAAAGATCAACTCTTGGCTCTAAATTTGTATTTGGTTCTTATGCTGGTTCTCCATCTGTTTATTCTAATGATTTATATTTTACATCAGGAAATGCTTTAGAATTTGATTTTGGTAATGCTTCACAATATGCTTTAGTAACTAATCAATTATTTAGAGATGTTTCAGCTTGGTATCATATTGTAATTGCTATTGATACTACACAAGCAACATCAAGTAATAGAGTTAAAATGTATGTTAATGGAACACAAATTACATCATTTTTAACTGCAAATTATCCTACACAAAATAGTGTATTAATGGCATTTAAAAATAACAATGCTAATAGAATTGGTTCTGCTTGGAATGTTGGAAGCCCTTTTGATGGATATATTTCAGAATTTGTTAATATAGATGGACAACAACTAGACCCAACATCATTTGGAGAATTTGATGAAGACACAGGAATATGGAAGCCGATAGATGTATCTGGTTTAACCTTTGGCACAAATGGATTCTATTTACCATTTAAACAAGCAAATTTTTTAGGAACAGATGAATCTGGTAATTCAAACGACTTTACTGTAAATAATTTAACTAGCATAGACCAAACTACTGATACACCGACTAATAATTATTGTACACTTAACCCATTAGCAAGTGGTGTGGCTATTGGTGGAGTAGGTGGAAATTTTACCGAAGGTAATACTATATTTACTGGTGGAAGTGCAAACTGGTGTGCGTCTAAGGGAACATTCTCAGTTACACAAGGCAAATGGTATTTTGAAGCTAAGAAAATAACCAATGCAAATGGAACTGGAAATGGTGCTAATACTGTTGGTATTGGATATGCTGAATTACAAAATCCTCTACCAAATGATAACCCACAAGCTGGTGGAAGTATTCTTTCAAATATTTTATTTTTAAATGACAATGGTTGGACTACAAACTTTGCTTCACCTAGCACTCAATGGTCTCCAGCTTATGGTGTAGCAGACGGAGATATAGTTGGTATTGCACTAGACTTAGACACTAACACTTACAATTTTTACATTAATGGTTCTTCTAAAAATTCAGGAAGCATAAGTGGTGGATATGATGGTTTAGGATTAACTCCTGCTATTGTTCAATATGGTGGAGATACTAGTAGAAACTTTTATTTTAACTTCGGCAACCCACCATATTCAATCTCATCAGGAAATAGTGATGGTAATGGCTATGGAAATTTCGAATATGCTGTACCATCAGGATATTATGCACTTAACACAAAAAATTTATCGGAGTTTGGATAATGGCTTACACAGATATAGACAAACCATCAGATTATTTTAATACTGTTCTTTATACAGGGAATGGTGGAACAAATAATATAACAGGAGTTGGTTTTCAACCTGATTGGGTTTGGCTTAAACAAAGAAACTTATCAAATAGAAGTCATCATGTTTATGATGTTGTAAGAGGAGTTCAAAAATTTCTTCATGTAGATGGTACGATAGCAGAAGGAACGCAAACAAATGCAGTAAGTTCATTTGATAGTGATGGATTTACAGTAGGTAATAATATAAATCTAAATGGTTCTTCAGATACCTATGTATCATGGAACTGGTTAGCAGATAATACAAGTGGCTCATCAAACACAGATGGAAGTATCACAAGCACAGTTTCAGCTAATACTACAAGTGGATTTAGTATTGTGTCTTATACTGCATCAGCTTCAGGTTCAAATACAGATACTATTGGTCATGGATTATCAGCAGTTCCAAAAATGATTATTATTAAAACAACATCAGCTGATGCTTGGAGAGTATACCATCATGTACCAGGAGTAGATAAACATGGTAGCTTAAATAATACAAATGGTTTTAATACTAATACAAATATATTTCCAACATTACCTACAACTTCTGTTTTTTATCCTGGTTCTGATGCGTCAACAAATAGTAGTTCAAGAACTTACGTTGCCTACTGCTTCGCAGAGAAAAAAGGATTTAGTAAATTTGGCAGTTACACAGGTAATGGCAGTACAGATGGAACATTTGTTTATACTGGGTTTAAACCAGCTTGGGTTATGATAAAATGTACATCTACAACAGAATCTTGGGATATAAAAGATAATAAAAGAAATCCTTATAATACTTGCGATAATGGATTAAGAGCCAATCAAAGTTCTGCTGATGATATTAATACAACATATCATATGATAGATTATTTAAGTAATGGTTTTAAGTTAAGAGGTGCTAATCAAAATTTAGTTAATGGCTCTGGTCAATCATACATCTATATGTGTTTTAGTGAAAATCCTTTTGTTTCATCTTTAGGAATACCAACTACTGCAAGATAATGAATGATAAAACTAATAAACATTCTTAAACATTGGAAAAACAATATATGGAAGAAATTAAACAACGAATTAAAGAACATGAGGGGTTTAGGGATACTGTGTATTCCGATAGCTTGGGTTTTCGTACTATTGGCTATGGTCATTTGGTATTGGATTCCGATAACTTTGTTGAGGGTGTTACTTATGACAAAGAAACTCTTGAAGAAGTTTTTGATAATGATTTTAAAATAGCAGTAGATTCAGCTAGAGAATTATTAAGAGATATAGAATATAATCATATAGTTTTCGGTGTAATTGTTGAAATGTGTTTCCAATTAGGCAAACCACGAGTAATGAAATTTAAGAAAATGTGGGAAGCCTTGAGAGAAAAAAACCTTGATAAAGCATCACAAGAAATGATAGATAGTAATTGGCACAAGCAAACCACAAAAAGATGTGAGGCTTTGGCTAGTATAATGAAAAACGCAAATAGGTAATGTTATGCCATTAAAAAAAGGATATAGTAAAAAATCAATCTCTTATAATATTAAAAGAGAATTAAAAGCTGGAAAGAAAAGAAAACAAGCTGTTGCGATTGCTTTAAGTGTTGCAAGAGCAGTTAAAAGGAAAAG